TACCCGAAACACCATCAGCATTGGTTAGGGTGATACCAGACGATGCTGTGACCTGCAGAGTGCGCTGTGCATAGGTATTAGCAGCAGTCCTAGAAACGAAACCAGTGCCAGCCATTGCAGCGAGTGCAGTGATGTCTGCATCGTTATAGGTAGTGCTGATAGTTACATCGGCAGATCCATTGAAGGAAACGCTACCATCGACAACTCCGTCGATTGTAATTGTCCTTGCAGTCTTAAGAGTATCTGCAGTACGAGCATTACCCTGAATACCAGCGCCAAGACCAGTGCCAGAAGCAACAGTGATAATGTTAGCAGCGAAATTGCCAGCGGAATCGCGATTAACAATTGTAGATGCAGTTGCATTTGTTGCAGTTGTCATGCTGTCCAGAAGATCAGCATTCAGGTTGTTGATCTTATTAGTGGTGGGAATAACCAGAGCAGGACCAGATGTAACTTGAGATCTGATCTGACCATCAACAGTCAGGGTGCCATCAACATTGGCATCAGCATCAACATCAAGAGTAGTGCCAGCACCAGTAAGGTGCAGACTACCAGCACGAAGGTCGCCGTCTGTGCCAGAGACAACCTCAGATGAATTTGTTGTGGTAGTTAAGAAGACATATTCTAAGGACGATCTGTCAAGTCCGAAGAAACCAGTTTTCGCTGTGCTGTCGTAATAACGGAATTCAACACCACGATCCTTAGCGTCGTTAGACGCTGGTGCTGTGTCACCACCCAGAGTAATAATAGGGTCATCGATAGTTGTGACCGTAGAGTTGACAGTAGTGGTTGTGCCATTAACTACAAGATTTCCAGTAACAGTAAGATTGGACTCGGCAGTTAGATCACCACCAACGTCCAGGGTGCCACGAATATCAGTATTACCATTATCAGTATCAACAGTAAACTTATCAACAGCACTGTTGGTCTGAA